ATGAGCATATGGCCGGAGCTTGTAACAACCGTCCGTGATCTTGACGTTGACGACAAAACTGTGACTACTACAGTTGAGGAACTCGCACGTCTAAACAAGGTTATAGCATTCGTAGACGAAATACTAAAACATATCGACGCCGAACTCACTCCGGCATCTATACTAGACAATTGCGCCAACCAGAGCCAAGCGTGCTTAACCCAAGTAAACGCATATATTTCAGTACGAACATCCGCCACACTAGCACAAGCCAACGCCCACGCGGACAACATACTTACCTATATTCGCCCTTACATGGTCCTACCCCAAAACTCACTTCACGCCTACGGTGTCGCGACAGAAGCGTTCGCGCAAAAACTATCGCAGCACATCGAAAATTTCAACACTCACATATCCAGCGTAACCACAGAGCTTTCCGATACCATCGAAAAATCTCGACTACAGCAAGAGTACCTGCTCAAAGTTGAGAATAAAGTCAAAGAGCTCGACATCTACTTATTTGAAGGGAGTCCAGAACTCTTACCTGCGGAAAGATACATTAGAGAAGCCACCAGCGACATCACTGAACACCACAAAAACATAACCGAGCTGAAGACAGCACTACTTGACGGCCCCGACTCTACCTTAGCCATCATCAAGTCAATCCAAAAAGATATCGACAGCATAAAAGTCGAGATGCATGAAACCCTAAATTCTACCTATCGACGGAATGACGACCTACTTGAGTTTTACGATAAAATTTTTGGCACTAAAACAGGAGATGACGACGAAATAGTCGAAGGTGGTCTTAAGCAAGAGCTTGATGAAAGATTCCGTCAACTTGACAGTTTTGAAAGTGAGCAAATAACGCGGCACGAAGCGCTACATTCCTCCATCGAATCGCTTCTACCAGGAGCTACGAGCGCGGGACTTGCCTCTGCCTACAAATCTTTGAAAGATTATTTCAGCACGCCCATACTGCGCTACACCCAAGCATTTTATGCTTCTATGGCAGCACTGTTAATCGGTGGTGTATTCCTTGTCACAGAGTCATTTTCCCTGTGGCCACTCAGCATCTCCTTAGTTAAAACCACAGACTGGCAGGAAACACTTCGAACACTACTCATGCGGGCCCCCATTGTACTACCGATCGTCTGGCTTGCTATATTTTCCGCAACTCGCAGGAGCCAATATGAGCGTCTCCAGCAGGAATACGCCCACAAGGAAGCTTTCGCCGCATCCTACGAAAGTTACAAAAAACAGCTGAGCGACCTCCAAGTTAGTGGCGACGAGCTACAAAAAGAGCTTATCGCGAGAGCCATTGACGCGATAGCCTTTAACGCATCCGTTACATTAGATGGAAAGCACACTGAAAAACCACCAATACTCCAAGCCTTAGAAAAGATAAGCATAGACGAAGTTAAGAAATTAATAGACCTAATCAAAACAAAAAATTAAAGAGAGCATCCATTGCTGACCCGCAATAGGCATTCATTCATCCAGCGGGCCAACGTCCCTCGAAACAGCCGTAGATTTATAGTAGTTTCATTTAGGGCTCGGCACGCCAAACTCGACCTCAGGCCAACGTCAATACTGAACGTGGCCATCTAGAGCTTAAATTCTAGCAAAGATACTAGGAAGCTCATGCCACCCTCAACTACTGATAAAAAGGCCTGATCGCTATTCGTCAATCAGACCATCCCCTTCAATCATCAACAAGCGGACCATCGTAGATCTCAGCTAATCGTATTAACTCCTTGAGAACCGAGTCAGGCCGACCTCGCCCTCTTAACGATTCTAAAATTTTATTTCGCGCAAAGAACCTAGAATGGGTTTCCTCATTGAGGATATTCGCCACCCCTCCGGCAGAACATTCCGCAAGCTTTTTCAAAACAGCAGCCTCGACTTCGGAAGGAGAAGCTTCTATCTCGAAAGCCAGGCTTTCAAAAACCCCACCCTCAATTATCTCCTGGATCACTGAAGCATGCCAAACTATCCCAATTTGAGGATCAGCACTACTTGTGACACCCTCACGCCCAACATACACGCCCGCCAAGATAGCAACCTCAGAGTCAAACTTATGCTCCAGACCTTTCAGTACCACTTTTCCTTTCGGGCTGTAGTAAAGAACGGGCGAACCCGACATCCCGCTTTTCGAAGCCGAATCTACGAGAAATTTAGGCAACCGATTCCACCCCTGCTGCACAGATGAAGCAACGGTGGCTCTTTTCCATACTGGCTGCGTGTAAATATCATGTACGTTTTGAGGGTAGCCTGGAATGAATAACTCCTCGGTAACCTCCACAGTTTCAAACCATGCTTTCACAACTTCATTGTCAGGAACAAAATAATCTTGCACAGCAGAAACCACAGACTGACTTTGACCGCCGGCCAACTCTTCAAGCGAAAGCAGTACTTCCTTCTTAGTCCCGTCCGGAAAATCAAACTCCGTGCGAACTCTCCCTTTTAGCTCCAGCGGTATAACGGCAACATCTATCCGAGGCCACCCCTTGGGATGGACCATAAAAAGCGCGCTATCTTCGCCCTCAAGCGGAATTACAACCGGCAACCTCGTAATAGAGCCTAGCGCGTCCACTGGCAGCCTAACCAAAATATTATTTGGCACTCCGCCATTTTTACTTGCAAACTCCAAGGTATCAGGATGTCGGCCTGTTAAGTTATGCCAAGCGGTAACAACATACAAACCGCTCTTGTACCTATAAATAAAACCAGTGCCTATCGCCAGCACTGTGTCATTAAACCTCATTGTCATATGCACAACACAATTGCTTACTGCTGCCATTACAAAATCCTTTATCGCAAGCATATTTAACGGCCAGCTAACAGCCATGAGTATTGAGTTAAAAATAGTAACATACCCCGATTGTGCTGGAGTATTGACGAGAAAATGCGCCCAAGCCCCATACGCAAAGGTCTTGGGCGCATTTCTCTACCTACCAGCGAAGAGTCAAAAGGGCATAGAGGGGCATGGAATGGCGCTCAGTTTGCCCCATTTTTGCCTCATGATCTGGACCGCCTTCCTACCGGACTCGCCATAGCTGATCGATCCGAGTGGTGTACGAACGACTCATCATCTCGCGCCGCATCCCCCAGTCAGGGGTGTCGGGGACGCTGGCCGTACGCATCGTACCTCGGCCGTACTTGCCATTGATTTCGTCCAGCATCGACATCAGCCGATCGCAGGCCGCCGACTGCGTCACGGCGAACAGATCATCGCTGAACTCCCCCGGCTGCCGCAGATCCATCAACAAAACTTCGGCCTTGCTATAGCGGAAACCCGAGCGGTAGACCTGCGCCGCCGCTTCGGTGGCGGCCCTGGTGAGCAGCAGCGTGTCGTTGGTTGGGTATGGCAGCTCGACCAAGGCCCCCTTGGCATACTTTGCTTCGTCCGGATTGAACATCCCAGTACGGATGCTGACTCGCATGCGCTTGCATACCGATCCCTGGGCGCGAAGCTTCTCCGCTGCACGCGCCGTGTAGGTGGCCACCGCCTGCTTGATCGGTGCCAGCTCCGTCAACCGCTTGCCAAACATTCGACTGCAGCAGATCTCCTGCTTCGGCGGGTCAGCCTCATCCAGCTCGAGGCACGGTGTGCCGGCGAGCTCGCGCGCGGTCTTCTCCACCACCACGCTGAACTTGTCGCGCAGCATCCGCGGGTCTGCCTTCGCCAGGTCCATAGCCGTGTGGATGCCCATTGCCTCGAGGTGCGCCGTCATTCGCCGGCCAATGCCCCACACCTCTTTCACCTCCGTGTTGCGCAGCACCCAGTCGCGCTTGAAGTCTTCGGTGATATCGACCACCCCACCCGTATGCGCCTGCAGGCGCTTCGCGGTGTGATTGGCGAGCTTTGCCAGAGTCTTGGTGCGGGCGATCCCTACACCCACGGGGATGCCGGTACAGCGCAGCACCTTGGCGCGCACATCCCTGCCGAACTGGGTCAGGCTCCCCTGCACGCCCGTAAGGCCAGCGAAGCATTCATCGATCGAGTAAACCTCGGCCGCAGGCACCATCGACTCGATCAGCGACATGACCCGCTCGCTCATGTCGCCATACAGCGCATAGTTGGACGAGAACGCCACGATGCCATGCCGCCGCAGCTTCTCCTTGGCCTGGAAATAGGGCTCGCCCATCTTCACGTAGGGCTTAGCGTCGTATGACCGGGCGATCACACAGCCGTCGTTGTTGCTCAGCACCACGATGGGCGTCTTGGCCAGATCCGGCCGAAACACACGCTCGCAGCTCGCATAGAATGAGTTGCAGTCGATCAGCGCGAACACCTGGTCACTGGGCATGATCGCGCACGCTGTAGCGAACCACACCCCAGAGGACCAGGTCGTCGCCTTCCATGACGTGCCGCGGTGGGTAGGCGGGATTCTCCGACTGCAGGATCAGCACGCCATTGCGCCGGTACAGGCGCTTGCAGACGGGCTCAGCGTTGATCGCGGCGATCACGATGTCGCCGTGCTCAGCCTCCTTGCTGCGGTCTACGATGAGAAGGTCGCCCGAGAAGATGCCGGCGCCCTGCATGCTGTCGCCTTCCACCTGCACCAGGTACACGTGAGGGGCACGCAGGTCGAACAGCTCGTCGAGGGAGATATGACGCTCCAGATGATCCGCCGCCGGCGAAGGGAATCCGGCCGGTACACGGAACGAATACACCGGCAGCAGCGCAGGACCGCCCGTCGGCGAGCCTAGGAAGGTGATGGTCATGGCAGATCAACTCAAATGAATAACTGTATATTCGTACAGTAAACTGTCAGACCGTTCCTACGTCAATGCGCGGACGCGAGGCAGCCGACAAACGAGCGAGGTGGGTATGTGTGGGAGGTACTCGATCTACGAGAGCATGGACGACTACCTGCGGCAGCTGGCCCTCGATCTGGTGGTCATCAACGGGTATGACCATGAGCGGATCAACCGGTACAACGTGGCGCCCTCTACCCGTGTAGAGCTGATAAGGCCAGTGCCTGGAGGGTTGAGCGTCAATCGAGTGAAGTGGGGATGGTCGCCTTTCTGGGCGAAGGGGAAGCGGCCCGACCCGATCAATGCTCGGGCCGAAACGGTGATGACGGGGAAGTTCTTCAAGTCGCTTTGGCCGAATGGCCGAGCCTTGGCGCCGGCGAATGGCTGGTTCGAGTGGATACCCGATCCTGCGGACCCGAAGCGCAAGCAGCCCTACTACATCCAAGCAGCGGACGAGGCCCCGCTGTTCTTCGCTGCGCTGGCTGAAGTCCACCTCGGTATCGGGCCAGACGAGCGCGATGGTTTCGTGATCATCACCGCGGCAGCCGACCAAGGGCTCGTCGACATCCACGATCGGAAGCCGTTGGTCCTCAGCCCTGCATTGGCGCGCGAATGGATCGACTCCGCCACCTCGGAGGAACGCGCCACCGAAATCGTCCAGACGGGTTGCCGCCCGGCGAGCGACTTCAAGTGGCACCCCGTGGACAAACAGGTGGGCAACGTACGCAACGAATGCGTGGCATTGATCCACAACGTGGGACCGAAAACACGGTGAGTGTGCCGTCTGAATATGAAAAGCCCAGCACGAAGCTGGGCTTGGCCTGACAACCCGATCACTCAGGCATGCGCGTCGGGTCTTCTGGATTGCGCTGCTGTCCTATGCCCTCACCTTGCTCTTCCTCATCCATGAGCGAATCGTCCTCCACTGGGTCAGGCGTCGTGGGGTCGTCGGGGTTGGTGCCGCCCCGCTCTCTCGTATAGGCGATCATCGCTGCATAGCTCGGAAGGAATTGCTGGATACCACACCTGATTGGAGAAAGAGGCTCACGGGCTCGTTCGATTTTCCATCGCGCCACCGGTCGCCTTGGCGTCAGGCCCCGGCCCCGCGAATGACGCCCCGATATCACGTACCAGGGCGACACCCCAGAGCATCGCGGTTGTCATGAATTGGCCTGGCCTCGCCTTGTGCGCTTCATCATGGAGGCAGGCACCGTCCGGCTCTCAGAAGAGGCTTCACAGAGCTTGAGGTGACCAGTTCATGATCACGAGTTCGCCACTCACCTCGGCCCTACAGAAGCAGAAACAGATACAGCTAATTACTCAGTCGCCAGCATGGACAATCTTGCTTGGGCGTATTCGTTATCCAATGTCAGCAATCGAGCTAGCCTGTTTTCATTCAAGCAGGACAGACTCTTAACCCTCAGCAATGCACCATATAGCGACACAAATATTTTGCTTGCCGCGCCAGCAACGACGTCATTGAAAACATTAGGACTCTCGTAAGTCGCGTTCGCAAACTTTACAACAGACTTATAGTCCCTGCAGGCAGGCGAACTTATATAATCAAAAAAGTCATCCTCAGAGCTATTAAAAAGAACAGCCACACTTTCAACTGTGGCGCGCTTCATAAGCAAATGCTCCATAGCGCCTTCCAGAGTCATTGTATTCCCAAAGCTACCAAAGTACTGATCGAGGGCTGCTATTATCTTGGGGTCAGACGGCTCATCCCATAGATCGCCGCGATCACCTAGAGATCGAGAAATGTCTAAAGCAACAAAAAAACTATTAACAACCTCATCCGCGCGACCATCCATATCCAACTCACGATAGAACCGAACAACGCTCCCAAGTTGATCAACAGACATATAATTCAAATACGCACCTACAGCATCATCAAACAGACCGACAACTTCATCTTGCGATCTAGATAGATCATTATGATATGCATGCCACGCCATATGGTATTGATACTCTGCATCAGCAGCGGCGGACTGATTCAACGCAGCATCTACGACCGCTCTAGCAACATCCGAATCCAAATACCCTCTACTGACTAGATTAATTATTTCCCTATCGAATTCAGAGGTACGAAAATAGCCATAACTTTCTAAGCTTCTAGCTTGTTCGTCTTTTTCAGCTGCTGCCTTCTGGTCAGCTTCAGAAGCATCATGGGTTATGTAAGAAACTTCCACCCCCTGAAATCGCTCCAAATCCGCCAAGCTGATTGGTGCCTCAGCTTCGTGGTACCTAGCCAATACGGCAAGAGGTATAACAGAACGAATGTCTTTCCAAAGATTCGAATTTCCACTATCAACAATAGAAAGCATGTACTGATAATAGTGCCTCATCTTCCGAATGAGCCTTACATTATTCACTCCAAGATTAACAATATTATCTATGAATGCTTTCTCGCCTGGCTCATTGGGATTAAAAATCAATTGAGCGGCCTGAGCACTAGTAGGATCATATTCGACTTCGAACGAAAAAACCTTTTCACGATAGCTTTTAAACTCCCCCTCAGCCTTTGCAAGCCACTCCTCATTGAGAATCAATATAACCTTGCAGTTTTTCTTATCAACAAGCCACGAAATCATCCCTAAAACTTCAGCATCGGACAACCTGGTGCTTTTCCGCTCAAAGTCATCAATGCAAATCAGCGCATCCTTTATTGCGAACGACTGATAACTATCAACTACTCGACCCGCACCTCTCAACCCACCAAGGAGCTTCATGTTTCGTCTAAAAAAACCCTGACTCGATTTAACTATTACATCAGCAGAGCGAAGCCCATCCGTTTTAATAGCAGAATCCTTGGCTACGAAATTTTCATATACAGCTTGCTTCAGCTCCTGAAGACTGCCCACACCAAACAGAGAGACATAGGAGTAATATGGTTTTCCAAGCTGCTCTTTTTTTCCTTTAAGAACGCTATCCCACAGATGAGTTTTACCGACTCCCCACTTGCCTTTTAAGACAATCGCTGAACATTCAGGATCAACAGCGAATTTTTCTAGTACGTCCTTGACCACCGCCATCAACTTTAACCCCAAAGTTATTTCTGAAGTTCTCTAATATAGCTCTGACAGGCTCGCAGGGCGATCAATCCTCGATCGCCTTCCTCGGTGATGGCGACAATTCGTCGAGCATGCGCTGGGTCAAGTTGGGCGCGTAGGGCTCCATCCACCACGCCTCCGGTGCCGGCGGGCGCTGGCACCCCACCGCCACAACCCTGGGCGGCAACGGATCCGGCGTCGACCAGGACTGACAGCCGCAGATCAGCAGTAGCAAGCCGGTCGCGCAGGCGAGCCTGAGCTTGTTGAGCATCGTTCATCTCCTTCCAGTGAGTTTGGTCCTGTGCCTGCAGGCGATCTTCCAACTCGCGCCTGGCTGCCTGCTGCTGTTCGAGCTGACCAAGCACCGCCACCGCAGCACCCTCCCGCTCCCGGCTATGCTCCAGATCCTTTGTCGCAAGCTGCTGCTCGTAGCCCGCCGCCTGCGTGGCCAGCTCATTGGCTTGCCACAACCAGGCAAGCCGTGCGCCGACCACGGCCCCGAACACCAGGGCCAGCAGGGCGAGCCGCGATTCCAGGCCCATCAGATCAGCACCTGCTCGGCGCGCCTGTAGATCGCCAAGCGATCCTCCAGGCCATTCAGGCCGCCGTTAATGCGCCGCGTGATGGCTTCGAACGCCGACGGCCCCTTGTCGGCCAGCGAGTTAAGGCCCGCCTGATGCCAGAACCACCCGGCCGAGTCCGCGGCATGCTCAGGGCGCTCGAGGAGTTCGGGGTAGGCCAGCAGGTTCAGGCCCAGGGCCTCGCCACAGCACTTGTAGTTGTCGTGACCGGTGACCTGAATCAGGCCACGGCCGCGGTACTTCTGGCCGTCACCGTCGGCCTCGGGCGTGTTGCCCAGGCGCGCGGCGAGCTTGCCGGTGTCGTACTTGCTCAGGTACTGGTTACTGCCCAGCTCACGGACGTAGCGCAGCTGGCCAGATTCATGGCCAACCTGGGCAAGCCAAGCACGCTTGCGGAAGGGGGTGACGATCCCCCACTTCACCATCGACGCGTTCAAGACAGGAAGAAAAACGCCGGCTTGGGTGCCGGCGTTAGGTAGGATCTGCTGCAGCTGCTTGAGTGTGACGGTCATCTTGAATCTCCTGTTGTGGCCGCTCAGGCCGGGTTCACCGCGACCACCTTCAGTGGCTTGTCGGATTTGGTTTTCTTGCCCTTGCCTTTGGCCTTGGCCTTGCCCTTGCCCTTCTTCCCGCCGTTGCACTCCACCGCAGTCGACCAGCCAGAGGCATCGAACGTCTGCTCGACGCTGTCGACCAGGTACTGCCCGTCCAGCCCATCCTTGAAGCCCTTGGCATTGATCACCCGTTCAGCGAACAGATCGGTTCGTCCGGCCATCTGCAGGCGCACGCCGGCCGTGCTGCGATTGAATGCCGCGAGCTTGGCTTTGGCCGCCTGCTGGGCTGCCGACTTGTTCGGGTAGATGTGTCGATCGGTGTGCACGCCCGGCAGGCCGGAGGGGGCGTCGTCGTTGCTCAGCTCGATGACGGCCAGTTCTCCAGTCTTCTTGTCCTGGTGCGTGGTCTTCACGGCCGCCTGCGCGTTGCGATCGCCGAGCCGGAACTGCCACCGGCTCAAATCTGCCGGGGTGATTGTGACCGTGCCAAAGGCCTTGCCGCTGGCACTCAGGCTGGCTTCACGGGGCATGACCAGCAGCTTTCCGTCGGCCACTTTCGCCGTGCAGTCGTACTGCTTGGCCAGGCGGGTGATGAAGTTGAAGTCGGATTCGTTGCGCTGGTCGACGCGATCGACCTTCGTCTGCACCGGACAGACCGGTGTCCAGCCGTTGCGGGCGGCAATGTCGCGGACGATCTGCGACAAAGGCACGCCTTCCCAACTGCCACTGCGCGTGGTCTTGCCGGTGCCGCGCATGTCGCTGGCCTTGCCGCGGATCACCATGGTGCGTGGCGGCGCCGAGACCTCGATCTCGTCGACGGTGTATCGGCCCAGAAGAGCCAGTGGCTGGCCAACGTAGCCCAGGTGGACCTCGATCCGGGCGCCCCTGGCTGGCAAAGCCACCGCAGCGTCGCGGTCATCGATCCGCAGCTCGAACTCGTCGGACTCCATGCCGGGCTTGTCGGTGGTTCTCAGCAGGATCAGCCGGTCGTTGATCAGCATCGTGATGTCCCTGCCATCAGCGACGATGCGGAAAGTGGGTTGCATAGGCCCTCCAGAATGAAAAAGCCCCGCACTGGGCGGGGCTCGGTGTGTGGCGGTGGGTCATCCCCACAGCTCGATTGTCTCGATCGACGGTGCTGCCAGTTCGGGCAGCACGATGATCACCCCGGCGCGGTAGGGCTGTGGCTCATCCGCCAACCCAGGGTTCTCCTGCAGCACCAGCTCGACCGTGCCGTTGAGGTGCCCGTAATGCTGGTAGCACAGCGTGTCCAGCAGATCCCCGTCAGACGTTCTGCATGTCGTTGCCATACTTCACAAACTCCAGTGAGAAACCCTGCTTGCGCGGAATGCCGCCGGCCAGCAGCGCGCCCTGCTCTTCGTCCAAGTTGGTCAAGCACCAGGTGCCCAGCACGTCGCCGTAACCGGTCACCAGGCTGACCGGCTGTAGCCGGCGGACGATTGTGCGCAGCGCATCCAGCTGCTTTATCCCGCCCCTGCTGGTAAAGATCACTCCCTTGATCGTGATCTTGTCCTCGCCCTGCCCGACCGCCTGCTGCGCAATATCCCGCGTGAGGCGCTCCTGGCCGGCCCAGCGCGCCGACGTCTGCCGGCGGAGTTCGTCGAAGGCCGCGGTATCCAGGTTGAAGTAATACGGCTGCAGCTTGGCGTCGAGCGGCTGTAGGATCAGCAGGTGCGGGAATGGTTTGATTGCCTCGGCTGCCGGCGCGGCCAGCGGCGCAAGCGCACTGGTCGGCAGAATGTTGGCCAGCGTAGGGCTTGCCTGCCCAGCAATGCGGCTGATCGCCGCTGATGCCCTGCCGGCCTGTTCCTTCAGCGAGCCGATGCGGTCTTGCACCGCTGCCGCTCCGCTGACCACCTGGCTGTAGGTTGATGCCACCTGCCCCACCGTGGACTGGGCCGCATTGATGGCTCGCATCGTGCGCTGCAGCTTCTGGCCGAGGGCCGGGCCAAGGACTGGCAGGCTCTCCAGCTCCGAGGCGGCTCCGGTCATATCGCCGACGGCACCGGTCAGCGGTCCCAGCATACCGTCGAGGCTGGTGCGGCCAGCCTCCCCCGCCGCAATCAACGACGACAGCGTCGACTGCATGGACGCCATATAGACCATGGCACCTCCTTAGACATGTGGTTGATCGAAGAGCTGACCAGCAGCCTGTCGCGCAAGGCTTTCCCGTGACCAGGTCTCCCAGCTGTTGCGGATCATCCCCTCGAGCGAGAGAAACACCTGCTGCGGATCCTTGACGTCGCCTTGAACGGTGATCGGCATGTTGGACATGTAGGAGAACTGCTGGTCGACCTTGGGCGGGTCCGCTTTCGGCTTAGCCTGCTCGAGCGCCTGGGCCACGACGGGCGCCGTGGGAGCGGGTACTGCGGCGGCGATCGACCGAGCCACATCACCAGGGGCCGACTTATCCTTGTCCGCCTTCGCCACCTGCTCGTCCTCGCCGAACAGTTTCTTGCCCAGCCAGCCGCCCAGGCCCTCACCGCCAAGGCCGCCGATCGCGGCCCCGATAGCACCACCAATCGCCGTGCCCAACACGGGCACAACAGAACCGAGCGCCGCACCTGCAGCACCGCCCGCCAGCGCGCCGGCCAACCCGCCCGCCGCGCTGCCGTAGCCCTCGGCTTTCTCGTCCTGGGTTTTCGCGTTCATGGCCGTCTCGACCACGGTCATGCCCGCATCGAGCACCTTCCCGCCTGGGATTTTGCCGACCACCTTCGACACCTTGCCGACTGCGCCCATCACCCGGCCTATCCGACCGACCTCGGCTGCAGCCGTCGCAGCGCCTGCGGCCGCCGCACCTGTCGCAGCCCCGGCTCGAGCGACTCGGCCGACAGCCCCCGTGGGAGCAGACCTACGCGGTGCAGCCCCGCCCCGGCCCCTGCGCTGCCGGCGGCGCCGTCGACCACCCGGCGCCCCCACGTCGGCCGATGAGCCAAACCCGCCGAGGTCCTTGGCGTTGACGACAAACACACGCTGTGGCTCGCTCCCGAGGCCACCACGATCATCGTTCGCAGCACCCGCGCCAAACACCTTGCCTAAGGCGCCGAGACCTGCATCGACCACCGGATTGCCCGTCTCCGGCAGGTCTCCCTCGCCACCGACGCCGCGCGCCATCCTGCGGCCTCGTGCGAGGTTGATCACCCCACGCCCAACCTTGATCGCACTGCGTGCCGTGAGGAAAGCCATCACCGCCGCAGCAACGCCCGAAATGCCCATGACCAGCCCAGGCAGCTTGTCAGACAGATAGGTGATGCCATGAGCGATCTTGGTCAGCCCTGTTGCCAGCAGATCAGTGGCCGGGCGGATCGCATCGCCAATGCTGCGCATCGAGTCATCCACGGCCTGGCCCAACTCGCTCCACTGCTGCTTGGACGTTTCTCGACGCTCGGCCAGGTTCTTGTCGAGGATGCCCCCTACCTTTTTCGCATCAGCCGAATCGGCCTTGAGGGTGTTGTACAGCCCCCGGTTCTGCGCGTAGGCCGTGAGCGCTGCCTTGACCTGCATGTCGGCGAACACATCACCGGTACGCAGGCTTCTTTCCAGCGCCTCGAGCGACGCCTTGACCTTCTCCGGGTTAGCCTCCTTGTCGATGTTGGCCTGGGCGTCCTTCATCGCCTGGGCCTTCTTCGGGTCGGTCTTTTCGACGTACTGCATGGCCAGGCCCATGGACGCCTCGATGACGTTCATGCCCTTCTGCAGGCCAGTGTTTAGCGACTTCTGGTAGTCGATCCCGGCCTTTGCATAGTTCTTCTGGATGTCCCCGGCACCGATCTTCTCTATCCAGTTCTTGAAGTTGTTCGCCGCCTCGTCGGCGCTGCCAGCGGTCTTCATCTGCACCTGCAGCATCGAGCCCAGCGAAGTGACCGCATCCAGCCCGGTGACGCCGTTCTTCTCCATCCCGGCCAACAGTTGCGGGAACCACTTGGCCATGTCGGACGCTTCGAAGCTGCCCGCTTGGCCTTGGTACGCGATGGCCTCCAACGCCTGCTGCATGACCTTGGGATCGGTGATCTTGGCGTTCTGCTGCAGCGCCTGGATCATCGCCGCTGTGTCGACGCCCGAGGAGCCTTGGCCGACGGCGAATTTCGCCGCCGTCGGTGCATAGGCCATAGCCTTGTCCACCTCCATACCGGCGCCGACCAGCTGGTTGATCAGGTCCGCCACGTCGTTCCGCGACATTCCGGTATCACGCGCGGTATCGATTACCGCCCTGCTGAGCTGGGCCTCTTGCGGCTTGTTGACGATGTCCGACTTGATCGCGATGTCACGGATGATCGCTTGATAGTCCGCACTGATCTTCGTCGGGATCGCCGCCAGACCGGCGCCAACTACAGTGGCACCGATGTTGGACTTGAGCGACGACTTGCCCGCATCGATCTGTTGCCGGCCTTTCTGCTGCAGATCTCCAGCTTTCGCTTCACGCCCGAGTCGCTGGTACTCCTTGGACAGCCGGCCGACCTCGACGCCCTGTTTCTTCAGCGCATCGAGATTGCCCTCCAGGCGCCGCAGCAACCCGGAGGCCGCCGCCGCGCCGCTGTCGTGCGCTTTCTTCCATTCCTCCCGGAGCTTGATCGTTTCGCCGATGGTGTTCTTCAACACCTTCGCGCGGCTGCCGCTCTCCTCGAGCTTTTTGATATGACCCTTGGCGGTACCGAATGCCGAACCAAGCGATGCGGCAACGGCCCCACCGATTTCCAGCGCGATCGCCAGCTTTGCCATGCGCTACCCTCCTGCAGGCTCAATCCGTGAGCCACCAGACGATGTCCATCCACGACATCGCCGAGATCTCAACCGCCGAGAAACCCAGCTCCTTCGCCAGCCGCTTGGCCAGCTGCTTCTGGGATCGCGGGTCAAACTTCGTCGTCTTGCACCAGACGAAAGTAACCGGCCTGCAGGCGGGAATAGTCCTTCAGGGTCAGGCCTTCGAGGTCCTTCACACCTACCTCGGCCAGGGAGGCGAACAGGTTCAGTTCGCGTTGCTCGTCGTCACCATTGGTGAGCTGCTGCGCCGCACGGATGTCGCGCACCGTCGGCGCCCGCAAGCTCAGCTTGTCCACCTGCACGCCATTGCACTCGGCCGGCTTGCTCAAGGTGACGATGACGCGGTCTGTATCAACCTGCAGGTAAGCAGGGATTTTCTTGCTCATGGGGTGTTGTCCTTGTCTGTGAGGGAGTTACAGGCCCAGGGCCTGGCGTTGCTGGGCGAGCTGGTCGACGCCGTCGATAACCCGCTTCATACCCAGGGCATCAATCTCGTAGATCAGGCGCCCGTCGATCTCGAGCTTGTAGTAGGTCACCGCGACGTTGTGCTTGATCTCGGCCTTTTCGCCCGCCTTCCAGTCGCCCATGTCGACCTCCTTCAACGCGCCGCGCAGGGTAACGATCACTGGGGTGACCTTGCCCTTGAGGCCCTTGAAGGCGCCGCGGAACGTACCGTTGAAGGCGGTGCCGTCGGCCAGCCCGAAGAACTTCAACGACTCGCGGCGCACGCCGGTTGTGGTGAAGGCAGCCTCTTGCTTCTCCATGCCCTGCTCCATCTCGATCGGCATGTCCATGCCGCCCGGGCGGTGCTCTTCCATCTTCAGGGTGAGCTTGGGCAGGGTGAGGCTGGGCACATCGCCCTGGAAGCTGACGCCGTCGACAAACAGGTTCAGGTTGGCCAGTGTTTCGGGAATCATCGCCATGGGGTTCGCTCCTTATGCGTTGGCGTCGAGAACTTCGGTCAGCCATTGGTTGGTGACCTCGACGCGGAAGTTGGGGTTTTCTGCCGGCGGGACATCGGTGAAGCGGATGTTCCAGTACACCTTGCCCTGCTCCAGCTGGCTGGCAGTGTTCAGCTCGGGGTCGGCGAACACCTCGAAGTTGATGATTGCGCCCTGATTCTTCAGGTCGCGCATGAACGCCTGCAGGCCCTCGGTCACGTCCTTGACGTAGGTAGCCGTGATCGAGCGGTCCACGGCCCACTTGTGGCCGTAGAGGATCGCGTCCATGACGATGTCCATGGTCCGCACGCGGGTGACGAACGCCCACTTCGGATCGCTCGACAGCGTGCGGTTGCCCCACAAGCGGTAGCCGTCGTCGCGAATGATGGTGGCGATATTGGCGTTGTTCAGCAGGTTGGCCCGGCAGGTCTCATCGCCGTCGAGGAACTCGATCGGCCGCGAGGTGCCGGTGATGCCGACGAACTCCTTGTTCGACGGTGAGGCCCAGAAGCCGTACTCGCTGTCCGTCCACGCGAACAGACCGGCGACCCAGGCCGAGCTGGGGGCATCCACCATGGCACTCGCGTCGGTATCCCAGAACCGCACGCCCGGATCGACCAGGAACGCACGCTTGGCACCGAACTCGCCGGCATACGCGACAGCTGCTTCGTCGGTGGTATTCGGCCCGTCGAGGATGGCAATGCCGCGCAGCTTATCGGCCAGGGCCACCAGGGCAGTACCGACCGCCTGAGTCGCGCTGTGCTTAGGCGTCACCAACAGCCGCGGCTGGGCGTTGAACCGGCTCTTGCCGTCGAGCAGCGCTTGCAGACCAGTGCGCTGGCCGCCCGCCTTCGTGCCCCCGATGATTGCCGAGGTCTGCTCGGCGGCATCTTCGAGCTCGGCCACACCACAGGCGACGATGACCGCCTTGGCGCGGGTGTAGATCGCGCGGCAGGCCTTGGTAATGGCCGCATTCGGGCCGAACGCGGCGACCGCCTCGCGCTCGCTGGTGATCATCACCAGGTCATTCGCCTTGGCCGTGGCGTCAGGACCAGGGGTGAAGGTATCGACCAGGCCGATAATCGAGGACGACGGCAGCGCGATGGTGCGCGCACCGGTGTCGACGTTCGTTACGGTAACGCCGTGGAAAAAACCACTCATGCACAGTCTCCAGATATGAAAAGGCCCCGCATATGCGAGGCCTGAAGAGGTGCCGCCGGCAAGTGCCGAATCACGCACAAAGAAAAGCTCCGACTGTGCGGAGCTTCATCGACGGTTCCGCTTGCGCAGCGGTTTTGAAAGAAATTTACAAAGCAAGAGCTTGATCAAGGGTGAGTGCCGCCAACTCAGAGAACGTAAGTCCACTCAGATCACAATCTGGCACTTCGCGTAATGTTTTCTTTTGCTCGGCGATTATTGCCGTATCAGCACCCGCCTCTAGCGCCCGCACATAGGCAATGTCCAACTCGGCAAGCTTTGGGTCACGCTCTTGGCGAAGCCGGTCGCGCACGATTGTTTCAGCCTTTTCTCGGTTGATCGTAATCATTTCGCCCCACCTATCCCACTTGCCGGCCCCATGCTATCTGGGTCCAGCTCCCAGGCAGCACGGAAAGCGCGATCAGCGGGCACGATGTCGGCATCGACAATCCAGAAGGGCAATCCTTCAGGCACGTCTTTCTCGCCGATTTGCTTCAGTGTCAGCTCACATTCGAGAGGGATCAGTACATGGACTGCTGCCTCCTTTGGTTGGAATAAGATTCTTTTTTCCATAGCTGATTCCTAGTTCGAAAAAATCACAGCATCAACAGAAAGGAAGTCTGAACGCCCCTCTGAGGCACTTGTAGTGCCAATCTTGAAGCCCGTGATTGTTCGGGCATAAGCTTTTACACAGTTTATACCCGTAATAGGCGAATCACCGTTGGAGCCGCTAGCAGCAACGGCGTAGTTTGAATTAGATACCGGCACAGCAAAGTTAACCGTGTAATCGCCCACACCATTATCAATAACTGAACTGACATTAAAGCTATCGCGAATAGCGACTACCCCGGTGCCGTTGAAAACGACCCAGGCTTTGGCTGCCTTAACCGCCTGCCCTCTTACCGCGCCCTGCACAAATGCTGTGTTAGCAAGCCGTCCCGTCTCATCACCGTATGGCGCGGTGTCAGCTCGGGGGGAACCGGTGAATACAGGGCTATCAAGCGTAGCCAAGGGCCTACCTTGCCACTTCAAGACCCCAGCGACATCCATATGCAATTTGCCGCCGTACTTGCCGGCCCAATGGAACGCTATACCAGGCGCCCATTGCTCGCCATTCTGGTCTGGAGCCCACTCGCCAACTTGCTGCACTTCTCGAATTTCGAGCGCTGTAGAATCCCAATTCCCCGTATTGCTCGGCGAAGCAAGTCGCGGCCGTTGCTGGCTCACGGCATCGATCAGTAACCGTTTTCCCAGTTCGACAAGCATGCTGGCATTGTCAGCCTTCTTTGCCAGCGCGTTAACTAGCTCCGCAACGGCCTTATCAACCGTGTTGGCCACGAACAGACAGTTCGCCAGCTGGGAGGTTCTTGCCCCCAGGTTAGCGGTCTCTGCGGTCGGCGTTCCGGAAAACGCCGGACTGACCAGGGACGCCTTGTTAGCATCAATCCATGACCTGGTGTAGGCATCTACGATGCCATAGCCGCCCAATGTGGTGGCCTTGTTCGCCTTGCCACCAAGAGCGGCATCAACCGCTGCTTTGGTGTAGGCGTCTCCAATGCCGTAGCCACTTAGCGTGGTAGGGTTAGCCCCCTGCTGGACAATGCCCCGATCATCAATAGTGACCTGCGCATAAGAGCCCGCCACCTTGTTTTTAGGGAGCACGCTCAGAATCGCCGCATCAACATAGTCTCGAGTAGCCAGCACAACCGCCGGGTCGATCTTGAGTTGCACGTTACTGGCGCTGCTGACGATCAGGTTCATGCGCACAACTTGGGTGCGCCCCGAGCCCTGGGTAAGCAAGGGCTTGTAAGTCGGCGGGCAGCTAGCCACGGCGATCAGATCGCCATCAGCGTCATATAGGCCGAGTTCGCGAATCCAGTGGCCACCCACATCTGCTGGGATGATCTGCTCGGCGACGATGATCGCCGGGTCTTTTTCATCCACTTTCAACTGGTTCAACGGCGCCCGGCGCCACTCGTTCACCAGCGCGATCTGGGTAGCGTTGGGGGTTGGGTCGGTGCCGTTGGCATCGCCCACGCCCATCTGGGTAATGCGCCAGGGGATGCCCAACGCATCCGCGTTGGCCTGCTTCGCCGCCCCCACGTTAGTAAGGATGGCGTAAAACTGTGAGTTCTGGTCAACCATGAGCAATGTCCAGGGTGTCGATTGTGTGTTCCCGGCCACCGCGCCCAATTGCGCCGGTGACGACGATGTCACGCTGCGCGGGCGGATAGACGTCCAGTACGTCGCCTTCGCTCAGCGAGCCCGCCACGTAGAAGGCACCGCTGGTCTCTAGGCTTATCTGCAGGGTGGTCAGGTGGCGGCTGACAGGGCGAGCGTCATCCAGCAGCAGCCCAAGTTCGCGGTAGGTTTCCTCATCGATGCCGCCGTTCGAGACGCCAATCTTCAACCCGAAAGTGCCCGGCGTCCCGCGTGGCACCTGCTCCCACCACTCGTTGATTTCGATCAGGTAGCCGAACGGCTCCACGACGCGGCGAAGTGCGCCGATGGTGCCCTTGTGTGCATGTACGAAGAACGCGGAACGGATCACCGAGCGCTTGACCGCCTCCGACCAGGTGTCGTCCCAGCGGTCCACCGACCAGGCCCAGGCCAGCTGGTACAGCAGGTGGGCCGGGCAGGTGTCGGGGTTGTACAGGGTCCGCAGGGGGATGTCGGTCAGCTCGTCCGTGGCGACCTCGACGGCGCGTTCCAGCTGGGTGCTGTTCACGGGGAGCAGGCTTTTCATGTCAGCCACCCCATGCCACGTCGATCGTCTCGCACCACGCCGCCTGTTCCTTCGTGGGGCGGATGTCTGTCCACCCCACCAGCTCCACGCGGCTTACACCGTCAATGTGCAACTGGGCATCGATTCCCGACCGCGAAACCTCAAGGCCCAAGCGGCGCCGGGGGTTAACCCACGCCTGCAACCGAGCCCGACACGCCGCAAGGATTGCTTCGTTCTCCGGCCCCGCGCCAGCCTTGTACAGCACAGCCTCGACTCGATACGGCAGGATCTCAGCCGCCTGGACGGTGAGACGGTCCGCCACTGGCCGCACATCGTCGTCGCTCAGGTGTACGCGCACCGTCTCCAACAACTCCGGCGGCGGCACGCCTCTGCCCTCCAGATCCAGCACCGTGACCACTACCTCGGCCGGGGCCGGGCTTTCGGCTGTCGCGTCCGCCACCCGGCCGGAGGCATTGCGCGCATGCAGGATGTAGCTGTTCCTCGGGCCGGCGGTGGTCAGGCCCTCATAGACCAACTGCACGCGCTCACGCAGTGCATCGTCAGCCTCGAGGATGCGCTCGATCGGAGGCACCGCATTCAGATCCTCGGCCTGCACCACCAACCGCTGCAGGTTCACATTGGCGGCCAACTGGTCAAGGTCAGCGCCGCGTGCATAGGCCAGCATCAAGGCCTTGGCCGCGTCGTTGACCCGCGCGCGGTTCTGCATCCGCCGGTACGCGCCCAGCTCGAGGAGCTTGGTGATCGGGTCACTCTCGAGCAGCGCGTCCCATTTGTCCCCCATGTACTGGCGAAAGCGCTGCAGCTCTTCGTCGTACACCCCCTCGAAATCAAGGCTTTCCAGCACCTGCGGCGCCGGGAGCTGCGACAGATCCACTACGCTCATGCACTCACCTCCAATACTGCGCTGTCGCCCAGGTACGTACCGGTCAACTGCAGGTCGATCTTGCCGTCGATGACCGCAAGCACCCGTACCCGCTCCAGCTGCAGCCGCGGTTCCCAACGCCCCAAGGCACGGGCGACCTCGGCCTGCACCGCACTTTTCCAGCCTTCGTTCACCGGCAGGTCGACGTAGCGGCGCAACTGGCAACCGTACTCAGGACGCATCCGGCGGCTGCCTACCGTGGTGGTGAGGATGTCCTCGATGGACTGCCGCAGGTGGCCCAGGCCGGCGACCGGCTGGCCCGTTCGACGATCCATGCCGATCACGGTCAGGCCTCCTTGAAGTCGGACCGGTTGCGCATGTAGGCCAGGCCCACCGCGTCATCGCCGCTGATCGTGACCTGGCCCTGTACCACCTCAAGCTCCACCCAGTCGGGCAGGATCAACTTGCGGCGGGTGTACTCCTGATCGATGAAGGTCACCGGCCCGCTCGGCACCGGTGCCGCTTCGCTGCCCTCTTCAGGCTCTTTCTGTGTTCTGGCCATGCTTTCCTCCAGGCATGAAAAAGCCCGCACTAGGCGGGCTCTTGTCAGTGTTTGTGGTTTGCCGTGTTGCCGGCGGTGTCGATGATCCGCGCCCCGCCGTTGATGTCACCTGTGACTATCAGTGTTCCGTTGATCGTGACCGCGCCGGTCAGCGTGATCGTGTCGCCCTGGGCGGTAATGCTTGAGGACTGGGCCGTAATGGCGTCGTCCGTCAGCACCGCCTGGGAGGTCCCGACCTTCACCGTGACCGTGCCGCTGGGCAGCTCGATCGTGTAAGTCTTGGCCTGCCAGTCGTAGACCAGAGAGCCACCGTCGTCGAATCGCCAGACCTCGACATGGTCGCGGTTGTCCGGCGCCGGGCCGGCGTTGCCGTACAGCCCCGCCACGAACGTTCCCTGGGCAGGTTCGCCGCTGGGACTGATCAGCGCGCCCTGCTCGTTCAGACTCGGCGCCCGCCAGTGGCGTGCCTTGCCGGCGGCCTGGCTGTGCCAGCGGACCCAGGCGCTGGTCCAGCCGCTGCCGTCCGACACCCGCACCATCGCGGCGGCCAGGTCGATGGCCACCACCCGGCAAGGAATCACCAGGCTGGCCAGCATCCGGTCGTGCATGGCTGATGCGTAACTCATGACAGTTCCTCTGGGCTGACGGGCTCAGAGTCCGGACCGACCTTTAGCACCAACGAGCCGGGCGGCTGAATTGGCCAGGGCCACTCTTCATCGCCGAGGTAGATGACCTGGGTCCATTCGACGACCCAGACCGCCATGCTGTCCAGCTCGGGGCGACTCCAATCTCGCTCCGCCCGTACGAACTGTGCGGGCTCGACTTCGATGCCCCAGGTCTGCAGCCGCAGAAGCACGGCCAGCTGCGCAGCAATGAACGCCACGACGTGCAGATGATCTTCGTCCTCGACGCCCACAATGGGCCGCGCCTCGAAGCGAGCCTCAACCGCCACTTCACCTGTGCCAGGGTCACGCTCTGCAGCGTCGAACCCCGCCAGCTCGATCACCACCGCCGGCACATCCACGACGGTGAGCATTCCGGGCATCGTGCCCACATAGTGCAGACCCGGTATCGCCTGCGTGATGGCTTCTTCCATCGCCGCATACACCCTGGCCAGGGGGATTGGATCGTCAGCCATTTCCGACCCTCCGTGTAAGCTTGACCATCTCGAAGTTCAACTCCTGCTCCATCACCACCAGCAGGCGCTGGTGGGCCTTGTTCGTCCATGACTCGAAGTGAGGCCTGACGTCCTCCAGCGAGATCTTGGCCTTGGCCAGGGGGAAGCGACTGTCGTTCTCAGCGATCCAGCCTGAACTGGCCCCGCCAGCCTTGGAGACCTCGCTGTCGGGGTAATCGCTGGGGTCAAAATGCTTGCTGGCCGTGCGGATCCAGATATCGGCCTTGCTGCCGTACACCTGGCGGTAGAACGCGCCTTGATAGCGACGCCCTGCCACAGACACGCCCGCTCGGGTCTGCCTAGGCCGACCGGCTCTGCTGGCCTCGATCGGATTGAGACCGAACCACAGCTTGCCCTGCCCGTTGCTACCAGCCTTGTAGGCCCGCAGGCGCTGTCGCACCGCCTTGATGGCGATACGCTCCTGCTGCCCCACCGACCGAGCAACTCGGCCCTGCAACCAGCGCAACGTCTTGTTGATCGCTCTACGCTCAGCAGCGGCAACCGCCTTGGGCACCAACCCAGCGAACTGCTCAAACCCCTTGACCTGCCGGGGATTGGCTTGCAGCGTGATCAATCCCGTGCTGCCGGACTGCTTGAAATAGCTGCCGACGCTCATTTCACCTCCCGAAGGGCAAAGTTGATCCAACCGCTCCCATCCGGCTCCCGCTTGGCGATGACGTACCGTCCACCGCCATCTGCCGTGGCGAGATCGCACACCAGGTGCAGCCCCTCCCTGATGCCATTGGCCTGGGCGACGCGCACCGAGAAGACGGGTTGCCGCAGGCCGGTGTTGATGGAGCCCACCCGTGGCTGCTGCCACGGTACCGACATGAACCCTTGCACCGGCTCCGCGAAGCCTTCGATCTCGACTTCGTCGCCCAACTCTTCGAGCAGGGATTCGTCCATACCTGATATCGCCACACGGAAGGACATGATCAGTCACCTTCATCCGGCTCGTCTTTCGGCAACTGCCCACGACGGGCGATCTTGCCTTCGGCCACAAGCGTCTCTGCAACCTCCTTACTCGGCGGGGCGTAAACCTCACCCGAGCGAATCACCTCGTTGCCGTCCTGCAGGCACCCATCGACGACCACGTATTCGACCTTGGCCATGTCACACCACCTTGGCGAAGATGAAGGCGTTAGGCTCCAGCAGGCCAGCCAACGGGGCGGCCTGCACCTTCACCCAACGCTGGCTCGGCTCCTTGGTGACCCAGCTTTTGGGGAAGCGAGACGCCTCGACCAGACCACTCTCGATGGCTTCCATGTCCTGAATCGCCGCGTACAGCATCGCGTTACGCGTCCCGGTAGAACCCAAGATCAAGCCACCGGCTGGCACCAAGGGCTTCTCGCCGTCCTCGTCGTCCAGGTACCACTCGTCATAGGCGTAGAGGTCAATGCCCGGATCGTTGAGGTAGCCTAGGTAGGTCACCCCGTCCGGCAGCAACTCTGGCTTGATCAGGCCGAGGTCGACGCGGCGGTTGTTCAGTTGCTTGAGCACGGAATCGTTGTTGTGGAAGGAGTCCTGCGCTTCAGCGCTCAACACTGCCACGTTGGCGGAGCGCCCCGAGTCCTTGGCAATCAGGCGACGCCACTGACGCAAGTTGCCGATCGGGTCAGAATCGCTGGTGTTCCAGCGCCCGGTGGCCAGCGTGACCTTGTGAGTGTCCTCCATGCGGAAGTCGATGGTGTCATCTACACCATCGCCGACAACGCGCAGACGGCCAGTCGTCAGCACTTGAGCGCACATCCACTCTTCCCGCCGAGTGATCTCGTCGTCGAGTTCGACCAGGTCCCGGCCGAGCCGCTCGCCTGCACGCTCCAGCGCAGTGCGGGTCGAGAACGGGTTCTCGCCCGCGCCACGCTTCAGGATCAGCTCGGCACGGGTGACGCGCTTCGGTTGGATATAAGGCGGCTTGTAAGTCGACGAGCTGATGCCGGTGCGCTGCGACACACTGCCTGGCAGGGTCGGGTGAACGAACGGCGCCATTTTGCGCTGGCCCTTCACGATGTCGATGGTGACCGTCTCGGTACCGAAGGTCTCAGGCATACCCGCGTTGAAGAAGGTGTCCATGAGAAAGCGCCGCGGCGTCGGCATCTGCTCGATGGCTTCCAGCATGGTGAGGGTGTCAAAGATGTCAGTCATGGTTGCTCCGATCAGCGAATGAAGAGGCACAGAGGTCGCAGGGCGGCCTTCGCGGCGGCCAGGGTCAAGCCCTCGCCAAAGGTGAGTTGGCTGCCCAGCACCTGGCCAGTCAGGCGGATCGGCGTGCTCTTGGCGCCGTCGGTGGTGTCGACATCTTGGTCGAGGATCGCGCAGGGCGCCTGCGAGCCGTCCTCGGCCGCCGCCTTGCACAGCACGTACTCATGACTGGCCGTGATCTGGCCCAGCACCGCGCCACGGGTCAGCTTCTGGCCGGCGGCGATAAGGCCGGTATCCATCACGATGGGGAAGTCGCCCGCAGAGAGCTGGCTCGGCAGGTAGGAACTGTGGGTAGGGTTTGGCATTGGAACCTCCTAGTTAGCGGCGCGAGGCGCCTGCAACGATTGCGTTGACGGCGACCTTGCGCTCGCCCTCCTTGCCGCCGGCAGGTGGAGCGGTGCCGGTAACACCCTGGGCGTCGCTTTTGATGCCGGCCAGCGAGATACCGCGATCCTGCGACGCCTTGAGCAGCGTCAGGGCCGTAGCCTCTACGGACGAGCCGTCGTCGATCGCCGCGCTGATCTCCTTCTCGAAACCCTTGGCGCCCAAGGCGTTGATGCCCTTGATGCGGTCACGCTCAGCGGTAGTGGCCTCGGCGCGGATGGCAGTGGTGTCGACCTGCTCGGCCTGGGCGATCTCGATGGTGTTGGGATCAGTGCCCGCCGCAATCGCGGTGCGCAGTTCTGCCGTGGTCTTGACGGTGGTCATGGTGTGTATCCTTGGGGAGTTGATGGCCGGCTTGGCCAGTTCGGTGATCAGGGATTCCAGCGAGCCCGTGCGGTGGGCCAGGCCGTGCTTGACGGCGTCCGCGCCGACGCGGATGCCGCCGTGATCGCCCATCTCGGGCACCTTCTCGGCGGCAACGCCGAGGTTGCGAGCAACCTTGCTCACGAAGACTTCGGCCATTGCGTCGATGGTCTCGCCCACCTTGGCGCGCCCTTCTTCGGTACCGAGGTCGGGGCGCTTGTTCGGCGCGTTGCGGCTGACAATCTGGTAGCGGGCTCGCCCGGCCTTCTTGTCGTCCTCGACCACAGCCTCGACGACAACACCAATGCTGCCGGCCAGGCTGGCCTCATCAATGACGATCTCGCCCGCCGCCGAGGCGATCCAGTAGGCCGCGCTCGCGCCCATCCCGCCGATGTACGCCACGATCCGCTTGCGGGCGCGGCCCGCGTAGACCATCTCGGCCAGTTCGTTGATGCCCGAGGCGACGCCACCAGGGCTGTCGATGTTCAGCACGATGGACTTGACCTTGGGGTCGTCCAGGGCACGCTGAATGTCGGTGGCCAGGACCTGGGTGCTGGTGGCACCGCTGATCTCGGTGAACAGGTTGGCGTAGCGGAAGATCGGCCCGGTGACCGGTACCACCGCCACGTTGCCGCGCATGGTGACGCGCCGGGTTTCTTCCAGCCGCTCGCCGCGCTTGGTCGCCAACGCCACCGGATCGCCCATGCGGTCGGAGATGGTCAGCAGGTTGTCCAAGGCGTCGGGCATCATCAGCCAGGGCTGCGAGGCAGCCAGCTCAAGTGCTCGAGGCATTTCTAGTCCTCTTTGGGTTCGGGATCTGGCGGGTTTTCAAGGCCACCCTTGGGCAAGGCCTGCATGTTGTGCTCCCGCCGGTACGCTACTTCGCGGGTTCGCTGCCGGATCACCTGTTGCCAGGGCTCACCGGTCATGGCCGCCGTCTCCAGCGTTTCGTTGCTGACGCCGATCTCGATGCGCTTGCCGGCGGCGTTGGCCTCCTTCAGCTCGTCGATCGCGCCCCGCGCCGGACCAATCCAGAGCGCCTGGCAATACGCCTTGCGCTTGGCGGGCGCGCTGTACCCAGGCAGCTCGATAAGCCCCCTGGCCACGGCTTCATCGATGATCAGTTCCCGGCTTGGCTGACAGAAGTCGCAGGCCAGCCACCAACGCCGCAGGCTGTAGAACCGCCAGGCCTGTAGCATGGCCGCGCGGGCGGCGCTGTAGCTGCTGCTGTAGTGCAACAGCAGCTCCTCCAGCGGCAGCTCCAGCGCGGCACCGATCTCCTTCACCACCGCGGTGAAGAACGGGTCGAATTGAGCGTTGGGCCGGCTGGGGTTGGCCACCATCGGCTCTTCCCCCACACCGAGGTCGACAATGGCGCCCTCGCCCAGCGCGAGCGCACCGTCAGAGGTGTCATCGCCGCCGGGCTGCTCTTCGCTGAGCGCCGACATCGGCAGGTTGCCTGGGTTGAAGCCGTCGCTCTTCTTGATGAACACGGTGAACATCGCCGAGATCACCGCCGCCATCAGCTCGGCGCTGCTGTAGCGCTCCAGCTTCTGCAGCGGCTCCAGTACCGGTGACAGGTACGGCGCCCCGCGCTTCTGTCCAGGCCGTTCCTTGTCGGCCATGACATGCAGTACACGGCGCCGTCCGGTCTCGGCGCCGAACACTGGCAAGCGCTCCCACTGCAGCGGCTTGCCCTGCAGGTACTCACCGGGGTAGCCAGTGCACACGTGGTACGCCACCGGCGCGCCAAGGCCGTCAAACTCGACACCCTCCACCAGGTCAACACGATCCAGCCCGCTGTTGGGGTTGCCGACACGGTCGGACTCGATCAACTGCAGCCGCGTACTGAAGAGACATCCGGGCCGCTCCTGATCCGGGCTAGCGACGAATACGTCGCCCGCCACCATCGACGACACCAGCACCAGGGCCTGCAGCTGGTAGTGGTTCAGCGTCGCTTCTGCATCGCACTCACGGGGGTCATCGGCATACAACGACCACAACCGGTCCAGCTGGCCATTGAGCTGCTCGGCTTCTTCTTCGGTGATACCCAGCGCCTCATGATCAACTTGCGCCCGACAGACCAGCCCCGTACCCACCACGTTGGTGCGCAACCGCATGATCGCCGCGCGGGCTACCAGGTGGTTGCGCATGGCATCGCGGGAACGCGCCGCAAGCGTGCGGCGCTCGCTCTGGTTGAAGTCGCGCCGTGGGCTGCCGAGACCAGGCAGCCAGCTGGCCATGCTACGCAGCACGCGCGACGCACCGCGCCAGCGGGTTTCAACCCCGCCGCCACCGCCTTGGGCCGAGATCTGCTCGCCGTCGACCGACGCCCTCGCCACCCGGATAGCTTCGGTCATCAGCTGCTCGGCAGCCGACTCCCGTTTGCTGAACGGCCACACGGTCATATCCCCACGTAGGCAATGCGGTTACGGCCCCTGCCCACAAGCGCTGCCCGCTCTTGGGCGACCTGTTCGGCGTACTGCTTTTCCAGCAGCCGCAGGCTATTGAGCTCGGCCAGTTGAACCTCGCGATCCTGCCGACGCAGCCGCTGGCCATTCTTCAGGACGCGCGAGATCGCCGCCCGGACCTCGTCGAGGCGTTGTTGTGCTTCAGTCATGGAGACCTCGGTTAGTGGACGCGGCTCCGCGTACCCCGGCCGCGCATGACAGCCCGGCGAGGAACCGGCGCCACCGCCTGTTCAGTTGTGAAGAGGGTGGGCTGCAGCAGTTGCTGCTCCAGCTGGTCCCATTCGTGATCACGCAGCAGGTGCGTCTTGAGACTGCGTGCCGCATGCAAGGCATACACCTCGCAGTCCAGCGCTTCGTTGCGCCGGCCGGCCTTCTTCTGCCAGACCATCTTGCTGGGGTTGCGCGGGTGCGGGGCCAAGACCTCGTTGGTCACCTGCTCGTAGTAGTCCGAGCGGATCTCGCTGTACCAGTGCATGCGACCTGGCCCTGAGCCTTTGAGCTTCATCCGGCCATCGATCAACGTCTTGGCCTTGTGGGTGCCGACGATGAACACACGCAGGCCATACTTCGAGGCCTTGGTGTTGTCCTGGCTGGTGTCCGCCGACTGGGCCGGCTTGGTGAAGATCTCCCGATCCCGGCTGTCGATAGAGGCGCCCTTGATCGCCATGATGTTGAAGCGCTGACGATCCCGAACGTAGGTGTACACCGCGTCGCTGGTGTTACCGTCCGAGCTGTCGATGCTGACCGCCGACACGGCGATCTGGGCACCGCTCTCGGTGGGGATCGGTGTAGCGATCATCTTGTCCAGCTCGGTCCACACCGGGTCATGGGGATCGATGGGGTTGCCGGGTAACTCGCCCCAGTACAACCGCCAGGACTCCTCCCCCCGCCCCCAGCCCGTGAACAGCACGGCAAGGCGGTCGCCCTGGACGTCGACACCGACCGTCACCAGCAACACGCCCTTAGGCGCCGTAAGTTCGGCGTAAGGCTCGGCGCGCTTCTCCAGCTCGTCGGTCTTGGGCGCGTCGCTCTTGTACTCGTAGCTTTCGCCCATCGAGCTGTTGGTAAAGGCGATCATCGGGCCGATGTTGCCCTGACGCGCAGCGTGCTCGGCCTGCAACTTCTTCTCCATCAGCACTTCGAAACGAGAGCCGTGGAACGTGGCGTACAGCTCATTGATGATGTAGCCGGCAATACCCCGAAACTCGGCCGTAGACTCCCACCGACAGCGAGGGTCGGCCAGGTTGGCATTCTTCTGGTGATCGTCCCAAATCTCGCCACAGTGTGGGCAAGCGTAATAGGCCGTCTCCGGACGGCGCTTGCCGTACACTTCGTGGAAGTAGTGCCCGTCTTCGTCGCAATGGAGATGATCGAAGCTGAGCGCATGCGCCTGGCCGCAGCCATGGCAGGGCACCAAGCCCACGCGCTTGTCGGACAGCTCCAGCTCAGCGTCGATAGCCGACAGCCCCTTGATGGTCGGGGTGCCTCCAATGATGATCTTCGACCGCCGAAACGTTTTCAGACGCTCCTTGGCGAGCTTGATACTGTCCCCCTGCCCCCGCAGGTTCAGGTTGCAGTCGTCGGGCTCTTCGATGGCAACCCGTGGAACCGGCGTCGACTTCACGCTGGCCGGGCTATTGGAGCCGACCATCTTGAGGAACCCACCGGGAAACCGCTTGAAGTCTTGACGTTGCTGCTTCTTGCGACTGCGCAGATCGATCTTCTTGCGTAGCCGCTTGGTGGCAGAGATCATCGGCTCGAGCTTTTCAGCCACATACTGCTTAGCAGCTTCAGCCTTAGGGAACAGGATCAGGATAGGTGAGGGATCCAAGTCGATCCATTTACCAATTGCGTTGCCCATAACGCCGGATGTCCACGCCACCTGAGCGGACTTTCGACCGACGATCTCGAATACGTTCGGATCGTCCAGCGCCTCCAACGGGCCACCCGGCCATACCAGGTGAGGTGTCACATCGAACCGGTACTTGCCCGGTTTACCTGCCTCCTCGGTCGACAGATAACGATACCGATCAGCCCACTCGATGATGCTCATGCGAGGTGCAGGTGCCCATTTACGACAGGCTCGGCGGATCCCCTTAATCGCCGTCGCTCTCAGAGCCCTCTTCGTCGTCCGACTCGTCAGGACCCCATTCAGGATCATCGTCGTCCTCGTCATACGCGGACAATCTCCTCAGTATCGCTTCGATGGGCTCGCGGATCAGCTGGTCATCTACCTCCACGCCGTACCGCGCCGACAAGGTCGCCGCAAGTTCATCGGGGAAGGTGTTCAGCAGCTCGATCTTGGCGGCGGTGATCACCGCCTCGAATCGCTCAACCATCTCTGCTTCAAGCACTACCTGCCCTAGCTTCTTGGCCAACTCCACCTCGAGATCGTCACCACGAAGCCTGTCAAATCTATCTCGGGCAGATTCCTTTTTGCCGTTCAGCGCGGCTTGGCGCATGAGCCACTCGATCACCGCCTGGGTGTCGTACTGGTTTTCGTTGCCGCGCCCCACGCCGAACTCGTTTACCGGCATGCCCTCGTTCTGCCACCGGCTCAGCGTGCGTTCATCTCGTCCGACGATCTCGCTCAGTTCGACCTTGCTGACTGTCTTGCCCATCACTAAGTCCTTGAAAAGACGGACATCCCTGCACATTTTTCAGCTGCAGAGAAATCGCGAGTCTGCGCACCCGTGTAGGGGGCGGCCCGGGGGGAGGACCCAGAAAACCGGCCCCCACCCCCTGCCCCCGGCCGGGTCACTGGCCCGCCTCGGTGCCAGCTGGCGGCACCTGGGCCAGCCCCAGCCGCTTGGCGGCCCATCGCTCGTAGAGGTTGATCGCCACATCGGCGCCGGCCATCGCGGTGAGGCAGCCGACTGCAGCCGACATCAACACCGATACGCCGAGCGCGAGCAGCAACATGTTCGCCGAGAGCCCACAGGTAACGCAGGCCCCCGAGCGCAACGCAAGCCGGCGAATCAATCCCCAACCGCGAGCCCCCGCCTTGTCCGCCCTCCACATCTCACCTGAAACCCCACCTACCAGGGACAGTACGATCACCATCCATATCGGCATCTCGACTAATGCTTGTTGCTCGCTGTTCATGCAGGCCTCAATTGGCAAAGCACGGCGCCGAAAAAAGAAAACCCCGCCATATGGCAGGGTTCTCGATGCACCGACAGGTCGGAGCGGTTGCACAGCACAGTGCTTGTGGGGGAAGCGCCTAAGCGCACTTTTCATATCGTGGCGCCTTTTTACATGCCACCGGAAAAACCGAAAAGAGGCAATTATCGGTACGCCACAATGTGGTCGCTATGTAGCATCCATGTTGCAGGCAAGTTGCATAGTGACCCGACGAACGGTAGGCAAGCGTACCCGCCCTGCCCTTGCCCCAAGGATGGCCAGCACCTGCAAGTGCAGCGCTTTCACCCAGTTGCGATAGGTGCGATCAGCATCCTCGGCCAGCCCGACTTCGCGCATTTGCTCACGCACCGTCACGCCGTGCAGGTAGCGCAGTTCCGCCAGCTTGGCCAACGTGACTCCCCGAGCATCACGCCGCGCCAGCTCCGCCACCGCCGCATCGACCTCAGCGGCGGCATGGTCGAGGCCTGCACCCGACACCAAAATGCGCGCCCCCGACGATCCTGTGCGCGGTGCCGCCCCCTTCCATTCCATGATCGTGCCCATCTGGCTGCCCAAGCTCGCTTCCAATCCCAGCTTACCGCGCTGCTCTCCCCAGTGCCGCATCAGCTCCCCCACCAGGCGCAGGCGTTCGGTCTGATCGATCAGCTGAGCCATATCGACCTGATGCTGTGCAAGTCTCACCAGGAGCTGAAGGCGTAATCCGTGGTCCACTTTCATTGCCCGCCCTCCAGAATCGAAACCCAACACAAAAAATACCAACCCAACACAAACCCAACACAGTTGAAACCCAATAAATTCAATGGATTATGAATAGGTGTGTTGAGTGTGTTGGGTGTGTTGGGTTTTTTAGTCCTCGCATAGGATTTTTTGGGGCACCGTATTGGCTTAAGAAATATTCCGTATGCACGCGCGCGCGCGCGCAAACCCAACACACCCAACACAGGTGTACTCGGGCCCTCGAAATACGGGGGTTCTATGTGTGTTGGGTTGCAGAAGTGGACCCAACACAAACCCAACACACCCAACACAGGGGCTCTTGGTTTCATGCTGCCAGCCCCTTCACGTGGTCCCAACCGTCCACGTTCCACCCTGCAAGTTTCGCCTTGCTGCGCCAGGTGAGAACTGCTTGTCCAAGCTCGGCCGCATTGAATGATGGGGGCAGGGAAGCATCGCCATCGCTCGGGAAGAAAAACGCCGCAAACCGCCGGTTATTGCGCTCCGTCCAAGGGATTGAGCGCGTCTTCTCGACTGTGGCGCTGAGCATGAGCGAAAACTTCGTCTGACTCATGGCGTGCTCTTTGTTCCGAGAGCACCATTCAATGAACAACGCATATAGGTCTGTTGCTAAGCAGCAAGCCCACAGACCACGACCGAGCTCTTCGGTTCGCCACAAGTGCAAGAAAGTTTGCCATGCCGTGCGACTGAGCGCGACTAAACGTTGCCGTGCCTCTGTCTCGGGAGGACGGGTGCGCTGGTCGAAATCTCCCAACTCGACAGCCAGCAGCCAGCCGTACAAGGCCGCAACCCCACCGTTGGCCAACTCATGGCTGATCGCCTTTTGCCGCACAACAGGCAACGTCTCCATGGGCCACATCACCAGCATTCGTCGGTCGGCGTCACTGATCGGCCAGGGCATGATCTCGTTGCTCAGGAAGACCGCGTTCATGTGGTTGGCCTCTTCCCAACCGTTGATGAACTTGGATTCCATGCGCACCGTCTTGCCGGTGATCATGTGCTTGATCTTGCCGACCTGGTTGTAGCGCTGGTCCCTGCTGACAACTTCCTCGAACACCGCCCAGAGCTTACGGCTCTGCCAGGCGTTGAAGCTGCCTTCCAGTTGCGTCTGCCCTACTGTCGCGGCGTATTGCCCGTAGAGCTGACCGAATACGTCGGCAAACAGCAGACTCTTGCCCGAGCCTTCCATGATCGAGTGCATCAAAACAGCTGTGTCCATTTTGGCGCCCATGTGCTGGAGCGGGTAAGCGAGCCATTTCACCAGCCATTCCAGCGCCTGCTCATCGTGGTTGCAAAGGAACGAGATCAGCCAGCGGAGGTTCTCGCATGCAGCATCATCCCGCACCGGCTCAAGTGGCAGTCCCTCAAAGGTATTGATATAGACATTTGGGTCCTTGGTCATCGTCGGATCGAACACGATGTGATCGACGTCTACCACCCTCCGCTCCCCGCAGTTCAGCCACCACTTGTACTCATCCCCCAAGGCCATCTTCACTGCACCCTCTGGGATTCGACGCTTCTTTTCCCGGTCCCAGACATCCTTGGTCCCGTCGATGTACACGTAGCGCTCAATGGGATCTAGCTTCAGCGCTCCGCCCTTCTTGCTTGCCAGGCGCCGCGCTTGATCGAGTGCCTGCGCCTGCTCAGAAGCAATCAGCTTTCTGTCGGGCCGCTCCAGCCATGCCTTAGCCAACGGCTTACCCACCAGCGCCTCGAAAGCCGCCTTCTTCATCGGCTTTGCCTTGTCCATGTCCCAGACATGCGTGGTGCCTTCAACCAGGGCGAAACGGCGCATTGCACTCTCAATGTCCAGCGCGCCTCCCCCCTCCCCCCCGTCGGCCGAGGAGGCGGCCTGGCTGGGCTCGATTGGCTCGGGGGCAGATTCACCAGTGTCAACATCCCCTGCGTTATGATCGGCTTGCTTGGCGACGGATGGGGTACGGGGAAGCTCACCCAGCGGCGGGGGTGCCAGAGGACGAGACTTGGCGTCGATACCGAGGATCTGTGCTGCCGCTCTGGTAGCCGCCCTCTGGTCACCGCCATGCATCAAAATACAGAACACATCGAAGGCATCATTCTTGTGGCCATTCGCCAGCGGGTCCGATGTGTGATGGGAAAAGAGCTTGCCATCGGTGATCGTTACCCCAGGCATACCGGAGCTGCTGTGCGGGCTCAGCCACTTCCCGTCGATACGCTTGTAGCCATGCGCCTCAATCATCGTGGCGATGTCATGGATGCGGTTGAATTCCGGGATGACCTCCGGGAGCTTTTCACCAGATCGAGTAGCAGCGGGTGATTGCCTTGGCAGGGGGCGAGCCGCGGGTATAGCCGGCTTCGGCCTCCACGGGCAAACGGCCTCCCCTTTGGGCTTGAACTCGTCCCAGCCCTGCCAGATCGCCAGCAGTTCGGGTGGAAGCTCCGGCAAGCCGCCCGCGACTGGCGCAGTGCGCCATGTGTAGGGCTTGCCCGTACCTGGGTGAATAGAAGGCGGCAGCACGTCCTGCACCAGGCCGCCCCGCAACTCGAAGACGGTCACTTTCTTGAAGGGCTCAGCCGCCAGGCGGAAAGCCGCTTCGCGGGCGGCATCTTCCTGGTCTACAGCTGCTTGGACTTGTGCCATGAGCCCCTTGTAGATGGTGCCATCGGGGTCGTTCTTGTTGGGCCACACCAAGGCGTGACGGCTCAACTCAACACCCTCGGGGACGCGGAACATCACACGGAAACGCTCAGGGTTACCCACCGAGGTCGGGTATGCGTCTGCAAGGGCGTCAACGTCGAGTCCAAGCGTCTGCTGAAGGACCTGCCGCGTCAGCTCGACATCATCAACGTCCAGCGAACAGACACGACTAGGCCCGAGAACCACCCCTAGGTTGTGACTCGGGCGCTTCGTCCAGAACGCTTCGGCATCAGCGGCGACAGTGAAGTAGCGACCGGGCTGGTTCCAACCCTTACCCTTTGGCCCCTTCTCGCCTGGCTCGATGGGAACCAGGGCCAAACCAAAGGTTTCAATGTAACGCCGCGCCCAATCAGCTGTGGTAGGAGCTGGGCGCGTGCTCATCTGCGACGCTCCCGCAGTCCTTGGCAGTCGATACAGGTTTCACAACCTGCGACCGACTGCTGGCGGGCCAACGGAATAGGCTCGTCGCAATCCTCGCAGAACTGGGCACTCGGCTTTTCAGGAAGGCGCGCAAGGCGCTGCAACGACAACTGCAGGAAGTACTCAGCATGATCGTTGGCGAAATCGACGGCATCAGCCATGGCTTGAGTCCTCCATGGCCTCGCGGGCACCTGCCATGATGGCGAGCACCTGCCGGATAACCTCCATACCACGCTGCTCCAGGTCCAACACCTCTGGCAAAGTCCAGACGTTGTCGGAGGCACCATCATGAAGGCTACCCACGAACTGTCCCGACTCGTCGAGCAGCTTCGCGACCGCCTGCAGCGCGTCGTTGGTGGCCGGCACCGGTTCGGGGCGATACCAGACCGCACCGGCAGGACGTACCAGCGCGTCGAGCAGCCGCGAATCACCAGTCCACTGGACGATCTCTTCGAGTTCGTCGGGGGTTGGCCAGCGGCGGTCGTCGGTGTGGTGCAGCTTCTTCTGAAGGGTATCCACCTCAAGCCCCATGTCGAAGGCCAGCTTGGTGATACCACCGTGATAATCACGACCAGCGCGATAGAGCGCCTGCCGCAAGGGGAGGACCGGGCCGGCGCCCGGCAAAAGATCAATCCTGCTCATAACCGTAAATCCTCGGTTTACGGCCTAGTCATAGGATCATGTAACACCTATCCTACGACCACGACCTGTGTGCTGTGCCTTGCGTGCTGTGCGGGCATGGCATGCGGTAATAGTCGTCCGGCTGAACTTGTGAGAGAGGGCGCCGGACGACGAGAGTGATGGTGCTTTGTACTGTCATAGCTGGGCCGGGAGGTCAGAGTCCTGGCTCAGCGTTCTTTACTGCTTTGTGTCTTTATTTGATTGTCTTAAGTAGGCCCAATCGATATCCGGCCTAAGCTCTTCGCACGCGACCTGCCCCTCCGTTTCCCGCTCAAGATTGATAGCCAACCCGGCATTTGCCCGGCGGTTGCCGTAAGCGATCTGTTTCAGTTGCCCTGCAGTTGTCTGGCAACGCCTGGCCAGATCATCCAGTGCGGTCCTGTCCAACGCCTTGATGTATGCGTGCAAGCTCATATGCACCTCCAATTTGGACGAGAGACTAGCAGCCGCTAACGCGACAGACAATAGCCAGGCGTAATTTACAAAACGCTAACCGCCCCTAAGATAGACGGATGAACATCAGCCAACTCCGTGTCGAAGCCCTAAGGGCCCTCATTGGCGACCTCCGAACCAAAGAGTTTGCCGACCGCTACAACCTAGATGCCTCCTACCTGTCGCAGCTGCTCAACGGGCACCGCCCCTTGGGCGATAAAGCGGCAAAAAACCTGGAGGACAAAATTGGCCTACCTGGCGGAACTCTGTTGATGCCCGCGCACGCAGCCCAGGAAGGCACATCGCTGGAGATCAAGCCAGGACCAAGCTTGAATACACCGTTCCGGTGGGCGCATATCCAAGGAATTGCCCAATTGAAACAGGACGGCAGCTGGGACGAGCTCACCCCGATGGCTGGGTGGGTTGAGACCCCCTCAACAGATGCGGGCGTATATTCGCTTCGGATTAAAGGGGACGCCTTGGCACCAGCAATTCGTAATGGATGGGTGGTGTGGTGCGAACCGCACCACAGGCTGGTACCAGGGGAATACGTAGTGGTGAAGCTCGCGTCAGGAGAAAGCCTGATTAAGGAACTTCTTTATGAAAACGCCGAAGAAGTCAGCCTAATGTCGATCAATGACACGTTCGGACGGACCACCCTTCACCGCTCCGAAATCTCCAGCATCCATTACGTTGGGGGTATTGTCCCGCCGAGCCAAATCAAGGCCTGACCGATTCCCCGATTCAAGAAACCGCCTCCCCTGGCGGTTTTTTTTCGCCCAACCCCAACAAAAATAGCTGCAGCTATTGTCAATTCAGTTAGCCATTGCTAACGTTTTGCTCCGTACCCCTCTCACATGAGTACGAAGCATGAACAACGCAAAGCACTCACCGATCTGCAAAGTCTACTTGCACCCCGTCACCAGTAGCCGTCGAGCCACGGTCGTCGCGTTTCAGCATCGAACCGGCCTCAAAGTTGTGGTTACGCCCGAAGGAGTAGCGCAAGCCATTCCGTCTGGAGGTGCAGCATGAGCGAGTTCAGCATTCCCCTGACTCGAGTCATGGGCCTGGAGCGCACTCTGGAATCTGGCGGCGTCACAAAGTGCACCCTGCGACGCCCCGAGACCACCTTGGACGCACGGATCACTGTCGAGAACGACGACACCACCCACTACATCAAGGTAGAAATCGGAGAGCTGACCAGCTCGATGACTCTGCCTCGGAAGCTGGTGACCAAATGGCAATCGCTACGAAACTTCCTGCAGGACCTGGCCAACGGCCGGGCCGACAGCGGCGCCATTTCGGAAGAAGCACTTGCTCTCTTGGAGGCGCAGGAGAGTGTTGACCAAGTGCTGCTTGACGGCCAAATCGCCTACGTCATCAACACTGTCAACCGAGCCTTCCCTCTGGGCGCGGTCGTGACCAATGACCAGGGCGAGATCTGCGCCGCGGTCACCGGCTCCAGCAAAGAGCACCTTGCCGCGTCCCTGCGCGCGAAGCTCCAGCCCGGCCAAGAGGGGCTTGGGGAGTGCGCATGAGCACGCTGGAGCAACTGCGCAGCGAATGGACCACCCCGTGCCCAACGCTGACCGCTGTAAGGGAGCGCTATTTCCCTCACATCAGGTCCGACCGCCGGTTCAGGGAGCTGATTAACAAGGGCGCGATCAAGCTGAAGCTGAGCAAGCTGCACAACTCGGCGAAGGCACAGCACGTCGTCTACCTGCAGAACCTCGCCCATTACCTCGACCAGCAAGCAGAGCACGCCTCACATACCGCTTGATCTAGGCGGCCCCGGCCTTCAGGGGCACTTGGCCCACCACCGACTCTGACACCTACCGGTGGCTGGCCTTTTCGGAGCACAGCACATGCAACCGCACCAACTAGTCCTCGCCATGGGCATCCTTTGGCTTGCCACCTTGATCGTCGCGTCATACCTGTTCTCGAAGGCCCGCAGCCGCGCCTTCAGCCGTGGCGTGGAGATCGGCAAGGAACATCATCGAGCCGACCTGAAGCTGCAACTCAAGACCCTCCGAGAGGAACTAGACGAAGCACGGGTTCAGACCGAGGCAGACCAGCGTAAGCACCATCAGGCTGTGGCGGTTCTCAAGCGAACCATCACCGAGCTTGAAGAGCGGATCATGTCCTACACCGGCATGCCGGTGACCAGGGCAGACTACGACCAACTGCTCGCCGCTGCCGACACCCTTCGCCTCGCCAACCGTACCCTCACCGTATTGAAGTCGGAACCCCAAGCAGCCCGGGCAGGCCACCAGGCTAAGGCCATGGATGACTTGGCGAGGCGCATCCACGCCCAACTGCGTGCCACACCGGCCAGCGCCTCTAAAGCGGAGGTAGCAGCATGAGCATCAAGAGCGTACTAGTAATTGGCCCCCAAGGGTGCGGCAAGACCACTCAAGCCCTCGCGATCGCCAAGGCCCTGGGCCTCAGCAATATCCACGACAACTGGGAGCCCGGAGCATCAGTCGCACTTCTGGACACCCTGGTACTGACCAACGCACGCGTTGCCAACTGGCACTTCAAAGGGCGGACGATAACTTTCGACCAGGCCATGCAGATCGTCCAGCACGGAGGTGACGCAGCATGACTCTGCGTAGGCATGTTCTGAAGCACTTCCACATGTGCTGTGGCTTGGGCGGCGGCGCCAAGGGGTTCAACCGATCGAAACCCATCGTCGGCAACCTGCAGGCCGACTGGCAGTGCATTGGCGGCGTCGACGTGGACCCGGCCGGGCTGGCCGATTTCGAACGTCTATCGGGCGTGAAGGGCACGCTCATCGATCTGTTCACCCGCGACCAGTACATCCGCTTCCACGGGAAGGAGCCACCACCAGGGTGGCGCGAGGCGACCCCGGAGGACATTCGTCGCGCCGCAGGCGGCCAGCGCCCTGACGCAGTGTTCATCAGCTCCCCCTGCAAGGGCGCGAGCGGGCTGCTGTCCGAAACCATGAGCCTGACGCCACGGTACCAGGCCTTGAACGAACTAACGCTGCGCTGCATCTGGCTGTTCTGCGAGGCCTGGGCCGACGACCCTGTTCCTCTGCTGGTGTTCGAGAACGTACCCCGTCTCGCCACTCGCGGCAGGCACCTGCTCGACCAGATCAACAGCCTACTGGGCCAATTCGGCTATGCGGTCGCCGAGACCACTCACGACTGCGGCGTTATCGGGGGGCTTGCCCAGAGCCGCAAGCGCTTCCTGCTGGTGGCCCGTCACGTCGAGAAGGTCCCTCCGTTCCTGTACGAGCCAGAGAAGAAAAGCCTGCGCGCTGTGGGCGATATCCTTGGGCGCATGCCACTGGCCGGCGACATCGAGGCCGCCGGCCCCATGCACCGGGTTCCTGCACTGCAGTGGAAGACCTGGGTACGCCTCGCCCTGGTCGAGGCCGGCAAAGACTGGCGCAGCCTTAACGACCTCGCGATCGAGGATGGCTACCTCCGCGACTTCGTGATCGTCCCCGAAGCCTACGCAGGCTATCTGGGCGTGAATGATTGGGAGAAAGCCGTGGGCACTGTCGCCGGCAAATCCAGACCAACGAACGGCGCGTTCTCGATCGCAGATCCTCGCGCTCAAGCCGGTGCCCTGCAGTACCAGCAATACGGGGTGCGCCGCTGGGAAGACACCAGCGGCGCAGTGATCGGCGTCAAGAGCCCAGGGCAAGGCACGTTCAGCGTGGCCGATCCACGACGAGCAAGCGGCGGCTTCGGCAAGTATCAGGTCACCCCTTTCACCAGCCCAGCCAACACCGTGATTGCTGGCAGTACCACCGGTCAAGGCGCCTTTGCGGTACAGGACCCGAGGTACCACAACTGGCACCCCGGCGCATCGAGCCGCAAGCTGAACGTGGTCAGAATGAACCAAACCGCTGGCACTGTCACAGGCTCGCAACAGGTCGCCAGCGGCGCTATGTCGATCGCCGACCCTCGCCCCGGCATGCGCCGCACCAAAGGCGATGCTTACCTGACTGGCGGGCACTACGGCGTGGTGCCGTGGGATGGCCCGGCCGGCGCCGTGTCTGCCAGCGCGATGCATGACAACGGCCGTTGGAGTGTTGCCGATCCCCGCCTACCCGCTGCCAACGAACGCCTGACCTGTGTAATCGCATCGCTGGACGGGACATGGCATCGCCCGTTCACCACCTTCGAGCTGGCCGCCATCCAGAGCCTGGTCGAGCCGGAGGAACAACTCGAGCTGGACGGTCTCAGTGACCAGGCTTGGCGCGAACGGATCGGCAACGCTGTGCCTCCACATGCTGCGGAGGCCGTAGCGGATGTGATGGGCACAACCCTGTTGTTGGTCGCCCAGGGCGAAACCTTCGTGCTGAGCAGCATGCCGATTTGGGTACGCCCCATCGCCGTGGGCCTGAGCGTTGCTCAACGGGAGGCCGCATGAGTAAACACCACCACGACTGCCCCGTGTCGGATGCTGAGCACAGCCACGCCGCTTGGCTCGGCCAGGCCGGGCTGTATCGCACTCGCCTGGAAGGCGTGCAGAACGGCGAGCAGCACCTGGAACCAGTTTCTGCCGACGAGCTGTTCGAACTTGCACGTAGCCACGTTCGCGAGGGGCACATCCATGCGTAATTCAACCCGCTTCTGGCAGCTCCTGGGCCTGATCCTGACCGGCACCCTATTTGCCGCTCTGCTCCAACTCCACCGCACCAACGCTGGTACTCAACCTGCCGAACGCACTTTACCGACTGTTAACCCAGTCATCGGCTACGAGCACTGGGCCTTGAGCCCGAACGCTCGTCGCGCCCATGAGAGGTATTCGCTGTGACTACCAAACAGACTCACTGCAAGCCCAACGATAACACTCATCCTACTACCTGCATCTACACCAAGGCTGTAGATGGCCCGACCCAAGCCTGTCAGGAGAACCAAGCATGAACACCGCTTTCGTGCTGATGGCGCAATACAACGGCATGGCGATCATTTCGCTTGAGCAAGTTTGCGCGGACTACTTCACGCACCTCACGCCGCTCGTATTCCAACGCAAGGTGCTGGCAGGTGAAATCAAGCTGCCCATTACCCGACTTGAACCGAGCCAAAAAAGCGCCCGAGGCATCCACATTGCCGATCTGGCTCTATACCTAGATCAGCAGCGAGATGTTGCGCGCAAAGAGATTGCGCAGCTGCATAGAATATTATGAAACCGCAGAGATAAGCAGAGATAAGCGGAATTTCAAAAAAACCCTGTAACCAGCTTACTGGCAGCTAACAGCCAAGCAACCTCGCCTGTTAGCTAATCCAGTAAAGAAAAACAATCAAGCAAGTAAATCTGTGAACCCACCAACTTCAATTGTAGGAGGTGAGAGCATTGGCTGAACCGTCGCAACAATACCTTTGAATGCATATGGCTTGAAGCTTGACGCATAATCAGCCAACAATGTACGCATTTTCGACTTAAGCGCTGCTGCTCGCCTTATAAAATCATCATGATCAGTAGACTTCTCACGCAGCCTCAGGGGATCACAAACCAGCCATATATTCAACGACACTAAATTATAGGGCATCTGCTGATTATCGAAAACATGCGCATAGTCATCAACAAAGAATCGCTCAAATATAGTATCAAACTTCTCTTTAATATCAGACTTCTTAATTGCCGGCAGCCTAGAGGACTTCAGCTCAGCCACATACAGATGATAATCCCCCGAATCATCTACGAACACGACTCCATCTGCCGACTTTGGCGTATTGCCTTTCATATTCTTTGAGGAGTAAAAAATATCAGGCTTCATTATAATAGCTTTTTCAGGATCTAAGTCACCACCAACCAGTAGTGTATCACCTATACCAATTGAAATCCCCTCTTCCTCAATTGAGTATGCAAGTATCTCAAAAACCTTTTCATCAGCATACAGTTGCGAGATCATTTTTATTTTGCACCCAGCAACTCTAACTTTTCGGCCATTAGTGACTCAGAAGCATCGGCAAAATTATTATCATCTATACCATACTCATCAATCTCTTGCACCTTACCAACACTCCCTTGCTTAGTAACCTCAAACAAATCGCACTTAACCTGACCAGGCAGCAACCGCCCTCCAACAATAAGATTGCTCACTTTGTTAAATACATAGTTGCTGTGAGACGTCATCACCACGTGCACACCATATTTTGCAAGGTCCGCATATAGCTCCGTCATCTTCAACTGGTTATCAGGATGCAGATGCGCTTCTGGCTCTTCAATGACCAATATAGTTTTTGCGGTCTCTTCTTTCCCTTTGATCCGACGTCCTGTCCTTTGTCGCCCCGGCTCGAGCACCCCTAAAATATGCCTAATGTATACGACAATTGGACCAATTTCGGAAACCATGGATGAAGTAGCTGAAAGATCCAATCTTAAATCAGTGCCCTCGGGGCGATAGTACAGCCTCTTTTCTTCGAAATCATATTCAATCTTTCCCTTCAGGACTGTAGATTCAATTTTATCAGCTATCGCCCCCAACTCAGAAACAGTTGGCACTGAAACATCAGAAATGCTTGTCAACTTAATAAAGTAGTCACTTAGCTGACGAGGTATCGCTGGAAGCTCAATTCTAGAACTCAAAAATGACCGACTCTTTGAAAGCTCAGCGATAATTTGTCCAAACGCAGAGAGAGCCTGATACAACCCAGAGCGAGACGCAGGAAGATAGTTAATATCTTTAAAACCGTTAAGCCCCGCAACAAGATTCCCAAGTGTACTTCTTACTGCTACCAGCCTTATCCTATTTGCATGCTCTTTAAAACCAGCAGGCTTATAAATAACCAAGGTATTATTCTGAATGACCGGATCGCGATTTTGCTTTGACTCCCTGTACACAACTTTAAAGTCTAGATCCACATCCGAAACTAGGAAGGCACCGACATCTCCCGAGACTGTAAACCCCAATCCTGGAAGTGAAACAGTAATTTTTGCCTGGGATGCGCCAGACATTTTGTTAACGACCGAACCAACCTCCTTGTAAGAACCATCAATGTACTCAGAAAACACACTAAGAAAAGACTGCGCAATAGCAAACCTTACGCAATCCTTATAGAAATTGGTTATATCTATATCCTTGGCGCCCGACCTAGACTTTAGATACTTATCGACCTCAGCATCAACCTTATCCGTTGCATCACCTTTTTGCGACTCCATAAATTCAGCAAAATGATAATACCGAAAAGGCAAACTTTTAATATCCAACAGCGACTTCACGACAAAATAATAAGCCGACAACACATAAGACTTACCAATATTGTTATCACCAACTATTAATTGAAATATTTTATCACTATCGAATTCAAAGCTGCTTACCGGTCCAAAATCTTCAATTCTTACCTGCATCCGAGACTCCTTTCATCAATGCACACCTAATACCATAAAATCACCAAAAAGTAAACAAGCCCTAGCACTCCACGAACCTTATCCTGAGTTAGAATACAAGCCGTTAAGTGAAGATCATATATTACTCTCAACACACAGAGCAGAACCCCTAATATTGAGCCTCTACCACTCAAAGCAATTAATCTTTTCCAACTCGACTACCAAGAACCACTGGCGAACGTACAATACGCTCTAGCCAGCGCCATTTCATATACCTATCGCCACGCCCACACAGATGAGTGTAACGCCGCAGCGAGTTCCAATCACGATGTCCAGAAACACTCGATACTCTTGGGATATCCCAGTCCATTTCGAATAGCCTGCTCACACCCTCATGGCGCAGGTCGTGAAAGTGTAGATCCACGACACCAACCATTTTGCACGCCTGCGACCAGGCCTTACCGATTGAGTCGCTATTATAAGGGAAGATCTCAGCGCACTGACGCGGCATGCTTTGCACGATCCTCCATGCCTCATCAGGCAGATGACACCACACATCATTGCCAATCTTCTGCCCAGGATTCTTCATATCCCGCACTTTCACCGCCTGGCGGTGCTCATCCAGATCCTCCCACAAGATGCGAGCGATCTCGTCCATACGCCGAGTAGAAAAAATGGCAAAAGCCGCCACCTTGGGCATGTGAATGACAGTCGGGCGCCGTGAAAGCATCTCGAAGAAATGCTTGAGCAGCTTGTCGAGTTCGTCGAGATTGGGCCTTCGATCCCGCTCACGGCTTCTCATGTTGTAACCGAGCCGCTTCAGCACGAGGCGCGCATCCGGCATGGCTTGAGGGTTGATCTCATACCCCCACGCCGCCCTGGCAAGCGACAGCACTGAGCCCAGGTGAGCCAGATCATTGCCGGCTGTCTGCGGCTTGATACCGCCACCCTCAGGACTCATCCGCCACAAGGCATAGTCCACCAGCACCTGCTGAGAGATATCCGAGTCGACCACATCGCCCAGGTAGCTGCTCTTGATGGCCAGGAGGGTTTGCCGCTTAGTCTTGCCAAGCGGCCGGGCTTTCTCGGCTTCCACCAGGTAGCGGTCGATCATGTCCTTGACGGCGTGCCCGCCACGATTGGCCCGCTCGATCGCTCCAGGTTCCGCCAACTCGGTCTCTCGTCGCTTCGCCCAGGCTTGAGCTACCTGCTTGCGGGCGAAGGTCTGACACTCTTGGTAGACTAGGACACCTTTTTTCTTGAGGCGGATCTGGACGGTATAGCTGACCGTTCCATCGGCCTTTTTCCTTGCTCTGATCGTTGCCAT